CAGTAACGTCTACTGGTTTAAGAATAGCATCTACTGCAGTTTCATTCGTCGGTTTATCCGCATCAGCAGGTGAGACTTCCTCCTCTAGAGCTCCCATTTGGGGAACCATCCTTGAAGACATCTCTGCTAAAGCATCTGCCGACATTTCAATTGCATTAGAACTACGCCGTAATGCAGCTTTTGGTACACCAGTAGCCACTGGTGACTCTTCTGGTATCGCTTTCAAACCCAATGGGGGTGTGGGGAAATAAGACAATTGATTTATGTAACTATCACCTGGTTCTGCTACTTCAAAATCTGGAGTAGTGCTAGTGAAAACATTAATTTCAATATTACCTCCCTCTGTTGGATTCGGTACACTAAGTGGGTTCAACACATACACGGACAATGTACCATTAGCGAATGGAGCTGTGACAGTATACGTGTCATCTACTCTGAATGGAGGTTCAGATGTTAAAGAACGCAACCTAAGCCACGTATTTTTGTAAGCCCAACCTATATCCATAGAAAAATCTTTCTCTTCAGCGATATCGATGATACGAGTAAAAGCTGTATTGTACTCAATCTCCCCTGTGCCAAGTCCAATAGGATCGTAAACAAACTTCAAACGACCCTTATGAAAGTTTGAACATACCACCTGAAATCTATAACGCATTGTGCCACGCCATTTGGAAAATGGTAGTGTGGCCCAGCATGATGGAGTTAGGTGATACTCATCATCCATTTTATTGAATTGTTGGGGAGTCACCTTCGACGAGAATAATAATTGTTCAGTTGTATCGGTGGTTGCCCAACCGAATGTGTACAAAAAACTCTCTCTGGTAGTAATAGAGGTGAGAGCCATCTCGTCGGCATCACCAAGACCCATAACCCTGGGATCTATGGTGGTTTCACATTTGGCATCTAACGACAATTTCACTGTGCTATCAGGTACATTTGTGTTAGCCAAATTCCCAAAATAGGTTGGGCGGTATGGCTGTATGTCCTGTAACACTGCTGGGCGAGAATGTCCAAACATTGTTGCCACAGAAGAAACTGCTGACGCTGCGATTTCTGTCGCTTTGGCATATACTCCTATCAGCGGAGCTTCACGTAGACTACCTGCTATACGTGCTATAATGCCTGCGGGACGCGATATAGCGCCTGTGCCAAATTCATCAAGTGTACCCATCTGGGGGACAAGTGCACTGGCGTCTTGCGTGGTCGGTGCAGCCAAAGTGACGTCTTCGGCCCACGCAAAGACTGAAATTTGCAGCGGAGGACCATCTCCATTAGCATGCAGGAGAGGGTTCATAGTTCTAATTGTCATTGTTCCCAGAGATGCATATTCCTCAGACACGATACTAACCATGTTGTCTGGCCAAACAAAAGGACAGCACAGGGTTCCACCCGTACTATTTGTTGGATCTATAAAAACATGTGGTCTTTGAGAAGCTTCAATTGTGTCGATGAAATTATTCCTATTCAAGAGTGTTTGATCAAATTCTGACAGTGGTTCATAACTTGCCAATAGGCGACCATAATAAAATGGGTTGCCATTTATGACAATTTTAACACACAATTTGGCACGCATAAATGCGTAATTATTGATGCGATTTACTACTCTAGAATTGTTAAAGAACAATTGCCATGGATTTAACTGCTCATAGAAAATAGCAGCGGTAGTCCACGAATATGAAGCAATTTTAACAGGTCTGGAAAAGAACTGCTGCAAAGAAACGTCGGGGGTATCCGCCACCCGACGTGTCTGCTCGGTTAAATGATCTACAGAATATGTCCAATGATCATTATTATCCATAAACCGAACATTTTGAGTTGTGTGGTCAGATTGAGAGGCCTGACCGTACCCTTTTTCTGTTGAGAAAATATTGTTTGAGAGCTATTTATTTACAACCTACTCAGAGTGCTCATCTCATAAGTGGCCTTTACGTTTACATGTGCTAGCAAAACACGAATCCTAAATAGAATTCTACACTATTGTACAAAAGCCTATGTAATATATATAACGTACAAAAATACAATAACACGGTAACCAATATATACAAGCTAGATTTCGGCTTCTCCTTCACGGAGTGGATCTTCCAGCTCAGACCCAGAGGGATGAATGTCTTTTTCAGATGCATTCCCATCATCTTCATAGATTGGCAAATATTTCAATCTCCATTCGTACAACATCTGATCGTAATCTTTCATTAGATTTGTACAATGGGGTGCCAATGCATGTTCATCTGCAACAAGTTGCATTTGTGCCCGTCGTTTTTCGTAAATCTCACGACCATGGATAAACCATTCTCTCAGAGCTCCATCGATATTCGCAACTGCTTGTTCAGCTGGTGTAACATGTTTCGATGCCACTACCGCATGGAGAGACTTAAAAATCGAATCTTCGTCCAATGCACCCAATGTATGTCCAATGTCGGGAGAGAAAACACTCTTCCTTTTAAGGAAATCAGCATCCTCAGACTTCATATAATCAACCAATTCTGAGGTTTTATCGGGCATAGTAAAA